TGTCAACCAGTATGGTCTGGAACGAATGTAACAGACGATATATTATTTAATTGTTATGTTTCACCATATCATCAAAATTTGGAAACTCATAGTACGTTTAAATATGTTACTGGAACTCCATTATCACATATATCATGTATGTTTGGATATTGGCGAGGTTCTATTGTATATAGATTTAGATTTATTGCTTCTCGTTTTCATCGTGGGAGAGTTATAATACAGTGGGATCCAAAAGCTAATGTTGGTGCTGTAGCTAATGTTTCCAATCAAGCTTATACTAAAATTGTTGATATTTCAGAGGAAACTGATGTGGAAATTGAAATTCCATATCTACAACAAACGGCTTATCAACAAACAGCGTTATATAATAGTAATGCTAATCAACAAGCTGTTTATCATGCAATAAATGGTACTGTGGCAGCAGCATACATAGATGGTGTCTTTAACGGATACTTGTCAGTGAAATGTTTGACTGCACAGACTTCTCCGGTAACTGCCGCTAATATTGAAATTTTAGTTTCAGTTAGAGGAGGAGACGATTTTGAATTTGCTAATCCTATTGATTTGCAACAAGATACATCCTTTTATAGTTTGAATTCGCAGGAATTGATACAATATGATGAGCCCCAACAATTGTTGTCTGGGAAGAAAGAATCTCACCTGCCATCTGAAATAAAAAATGTGGTATTTATGGGTGAAAAGATTGTTTCTTTAAGACAAATATTAAGGAGAACTACGTTACAAAGAGTGTATAACAATATTACATTTTCTACCTCAAATAAGTGGTCTGCATATATTTTAAATCATGCTTATAATCCTCTATATTTTGGATTTGATGCTAATGGAATAAATACTGCTAAGGGTTTGATTACCACAGCAACTACATTTCCATTTAATTTTGTTCTAGTTACTCCTTATTCTTGGTTAAGTCCCTGCTTTAGATCATATAGAGGATCACAGATATGGCATTATGCATTATCTTCACCTGCCTTAGTTAATGATAATTTATTGACGGCAAGTAGAAATATTGGATCTTTAACTGCAGCTAATTATTATCAGGCATTAACTGTTCTTTTAGCTGGTTATTCCAATTCTATTGGAGCAAATTATTTTCTTAATACTTTTTCTTCAGGTGCTGGAGGACAATCTTGTGTTTTGACAAAAACTCAAGGTGGTATTTCAGCACTTTATCCAATGTATTCAAAATTTAGAATGCGTACTACTGATATATCTACTGCAACATTAGGAACTGGTAATGATGATACTAATAAAGAATATGCTTCTTTTAGATATCAATTACAAACACAAGCCTCAAACTCATCAGATCAATTTATGACAAATTTATACCATTCAATTGGTACTGATTTCTCATTTTTGTTCTTTTTGCATGTTCCAACTTATGTTATAATTGCTTCTATTATACCAGTATAAATAAACAAAACGACCTGGAAGTGTCGTGAAACCTTCTCGTTTATTAATAGACGATAATTATTAAACTCCATGCTGGACGATGGCATGGTTTTATTTTAAGTCCCTTCCGGGGTCGAAATTGCTATATATAATACATATTTCATATTTACATATTTTACATATACTATATATTACTACATAAAAGTGGTTTTTAATTCGACTCAGGTCGAAGGAATTTATCCACCGCTAATCCGATGTAGTCGTCAATTTTCATTCCGAAGCGGAAC